CGGTTCCATGACGCCCAGCTCTTCGATGGCGGCGTCGTCGTACTCCAGCTCCGGCACCTCGAACTCCGGCACCGTGAACGGCTGGGCCTGCGCGTTGGGGTCCGCGACCTGAAGCGGCGGCTTCTGCTGAGGCGGCTCGGGCTGCTGCGCCTGCTGCTGCTGGGCGGCATTCGCTGCCGCCTGCTGAGTGGCTGCCTTCCCGGCCTCGGCCTGCGTCAGGAGCGCATCGGGTGCGCCCATGTCCACGGCTTTCATCAGCCGGTCGAATTCGGACTTGGTCAGGGTGACCTCTTCCTCCTCTTCTTCGCCAGCCTCTTCCTGCGGCTGCGCCTCGGCCTCTTCTTCGCTCCCGCTACCATCCCCGGCAGCATTGAGGTACGCCTGCTCTTGGTCTTCCGGAGACGCCCCGGACGGCGCATACGCCGCCGCTTCCGCATCGAAGTCCGCGAAGGGGTCATCGTCCGGACGGCTCAGCGCCCGCAGCAGGGTCTCCTCGCTGAATTCGGTCTGCTCGTTCGGTTCTTCTGGCATCGCTACGCTCCTCGCTGTTTGGCCGCATCCGCCAGCGCATCGAACAGTTCACCGATGCTTGCTCGCTGCCGTTCCCGGTCGGTCGGCTCGGCGGGATTCTGGCCTTTGTCCGTAAGCCGCTTGTGGTACGCCACAAGTCCGGCCTTGATCGCTTCTTCGTGGTACAGCCACGGGCGGCACGCCTCTACAACCCCCTGCGCCCGCCGCCACATGTCCGGCGTGGCGTTCGCGTGCTCCATGACGATGTACGCCTGATTCATGGTGCGCACGATGCCCATCTTGATGAGCTTCCACACGGGGCTGTCGAAAAACAGCTGCAACTCCTTCTCGGAGACCGCGCCCCGGAAAGCGTCGTCGCTGAACTCGGCCACTTCGCCTATAACTTCACGTTCGGTCATAACGCCATCGCCTCCTCCATTGGAACCATGTTGCCCGCCTGCACCTGTTGCTCCACCTGCTGGTCGGGCATGACCTGCGGCGCAACGCCGCCCCCGGTCTGCTGCACAAACTGATGCACGTCCTCGAAGCCCGCCTTACGCGCCCACTGCAGGAACATGCCGGGGATGTTCAGCCCGCCGTACACCTGCATGGCTACGCCCTCGACCGCCATGGCCGTTTTCATTACTTCGGTCATGGCATTGATGTCGTCCATGGCGGGCTGCGCCCCGTCGTGGACCTCTACCTCGAAGTGGGGTTCAAGATCCCATGGCTCCACGACGGCTTCGTTGTCGCCAGCGGGCAGCCCGTACTCGCGCCGCAGCTCCTGCTCGTAACGACCCATCACGCTGATGCCCACGGGGTGCTGCATGAACTGCATGGTGTTGAACGCCATCTGCATCGTCAGGTCGGACATCAACTGGGTGGACGTCAGCAAGGCGATGCGCTGAAGCCGCGAAAGCGCGCCGCTCTGCGCGGCCTGAATCCCGCGCGCCGTGGGCCGCTCGGGCATGTTGGACATATCGCCCAGCACGATGTCTTCGGTTCCCAGCACGCGGTTAATCAGGTCGATGAACGCACCGGCGTTCACCAAGTGCGACTGCGTCACGTCGTGGACTTGCAGCTGCTTGACGTACGCGTCGATGCTGGCACCGCCGTAGGACGGGCTTTTGAGCCGAATGAGCTTGCCCGGCTCCGGGTTCAGGATGTCCTCCTCCTCGACCATGCTGGGGTCGAACACGATCATGTCGTTGACGGCCTTGCGCACGTTGGCGGTGTGGGAGGACACCAGAAAATCTATGGTTTCCTGCAAGCCATAGGCTGTTGCCAGATAGCTCGTAGGCAGCACGTCGTACCCGGTGTTGTTCGGGGTATAGGACAGCATCGGCACCTGTCCGTGCCAGAACTGAAGCTGGTCCGCCTGAATCACGATGTCGCCCAGCACGGAGAACATCCACCGCTCGGGGTAGTCGCTGTCGTTCAGCCCCCACTCGGACGGGATCAGGTCGCAGTACATTACGATGACATCGGCGGCGTTTTCGTGCGCACCGTGGTCAATCTGCTGCTCGGTGGCGGTACCCATTTTCTCACCCCGCCCGCCGTGCTCGTGGTCGATCCACCAGTCGCGCAGGGAGCCGCCTTTGGTGGCCCGCATACGCGCGTACCGCACGTTGAACAAACCGGACTCGGGGTCTTCCTCTTGGCGCAGGAGGCTCATGACATTGGAGCGCTTCATGTAGCCGATGTACTCTGCCTTCTGGATGTCCGTCGTGGGCGTGTAGGGGTCGAGAAAGGCGTTGTTGATGTCCACGTTGTCCAGCTCATTGCCCTCGAACAGTACCTTTTCCTCGGCAAACCGCATGATGTCCCCCACGGAAAGGTCGGGGAAGTCCTTGGCGGCGGCGGCGACGATGGACTCGTCCACCCGTTCGTTGCGGGGGAGCACGGCTTTCTTCTTGCGCCAGACCGGCGATGCCAGCCCCACGCCATAGACCAGCCCGTCCCGCCACATGGTGTTGAGTTTCGCCCCCAGCTTGAACCAGTTGTTCTGGGCCTCCAGCACGCGCTCCATCTTGGCGGTGTTGATCAGCGCCTGCTTGCTTCCCACGCCCTTCAGGCGGCAGATGGGCGTGCGCAGAAACATGCCGGACAAGTAGGTCAGCATGGTTTCCAGCGAGGCGAACAGCATTGGGATGACGACCCGTACGGGCTTGCGGTAGTCGCCCGTCTTGATCCGTTTCTCTTCGGAGTCGAGCGGCACGTAAGCCGTCAGGTTGTGGTCCATGCGTTCCCAGATCTCGCGGGCGTTTGAGGTGTCCACGAACCGCTTGCCAGCACGGGCGCGTTTCACCACCTCCTGAACAATGCGTTTGTGCAGGTCGGTCTTGGGGTGAAGGGGCAGGTCGTCCGGGTACTCGTACCCGAAATCCGCCTCTTCCACCGCCTTTTGGTAGACCTTCTTTTCCTTGGGATACATCATCAGATTAACGCCCACTCTCTGCTGTGAATCCGCGCACGCAGCGAACGCCGTTTGCGCGGCTCATTGCCGTTGTCTTCGTTGCCGTCGCTGTCGTCGGTCAGGCGGGACTGGAAGAATCGCCCGCCCGCTTCCAGAATCTCCGGGACATAGCCCGCGCAGTCGGCGGCGTCCCAGAACTTCGGGGAGGGAAAGCTCAGCAGCTGGTTTTCCAGCATCGAGTCCCGCAGGCTTTTCTCGTGGTAGATGTACCCGCGCTGGTAATAGGGCAGCACGGTCGATACGCGCGCCCGCTTGGCCGCTTCCCGGCCCGTCCCAAAGTCGCCTTTCGGCACCCGGTGCGCAGTGAGCCACGCCGGTTTGATGCGGTTGGCGTTGCGCAGGCGGCGCTCGGTTTCGACCATGTGCTTCACCGGCCCTTCTTGGCCGGTAATCTCCACCGCCATTACCGTGGCGTTCATTTCCGCAGCCAAGTCAAAGGCCACCTCCCAGATGCGGGCGCTTTCCAGCCGGGCGTTTACCAGCTTCCGGAAGTAGATGCGGTGTTCGCGCGGGTCCATGGCGAATGCCAGCATGGCGGTGTAGGCGCTTCGCGCGTTGGCGGTCTTGGCCGGGTCCACCACAATGAAGTTCTCTACGCCGGGAGCGGTGTTGAGAAACTTGTTGTCGTCGTCGTAGTACTGAAAGGAGTCGCGGGTCCACGCGGCGTGTTCCGGGCTGCTGGGAAGGCACATCATCTCGCGGCAGAAGACGTCCATCAGCTGGTCTTGGATGGCCGCGTCCACCTCGGAGCGCACCTGCGCGTGGCTAACCAGTTCGGGGACGAGGGAGTAATACTGCTTGGTCTGCTCGTCATACCGGCAGAGCGGGTACACCACCGACTTCCAGCGCGGCGATTGCAGCACCCGCGCCATCAGGCTGTCTTCGTGCTTCAGGGTGTCCTGATAAAAGATGCGCCACGGGTAGGTCCAGTTGGGATCGTTTTTGTCCCGCTCCCAGCGGTGCGTCTTGGGGTTCGGCTGCTTTCGGGTGTTCACGCATTTGAGCAACGCCCCGTTGAACCATTTGCGCAGCTTTACGCGGTTCTCTTCGTTGAGGATTTCCTCGTCGTCTTCGAGGTCGTCCCCGATGATGAGCTGGGGGCGCACCAGTTGACCGGCGATGACCGTGTTGCGCCCGCGAATGGTCTGGCCCGCGCCCTTGGGAACCACAAGGCAGATGGGCTTGTTGGTCGTCGGGTCGGCTGCCACCCACGACTCTTGGCTAAAGCGGCTGTCCACGTCGTTGTACGAACCGGCCTTGAGGCTGCCGAAGATGTGGCGGATGCGTTCATTGGAAATCAGCTCGGTCTTGATGGACTCGGTCTCGTCGCAGGCGTTCTTGTAGGAACTGCCCACCCACATGACGTACTTCAGCTCACGGAAGCAGATGCATTTCAGCACCTTGATCTTGGCGGCGGCGCTCTTGCCGAATCCGCGCCATGCGTTCATGACGGTCCACGGGCATTCGTCGTCGTCGATGAGATCCCAGTGGCCTTTGTGCTGCCACGTCATCTCGTCGTAGAGCCAGTCGGTGAACACCTGCCCGAAAAACATCGTGTCCACATGCGCGCGCGCGAGGATGATATCGATGCCCGGATCCCCATTGGCGGGGATCTCGTGACGAATCATGTAGTCGATGTAGTCACGCGCCTCGTCAACGGTGATGTTCTTCACCCTTTGGGCAAAGTCTTGGGCTATGTCAGGTGCCGACGTGGTCATGGTTAGCCTGGTACCGGCCCTTTCGCCATGCCGAGAATTTTCACGGACGTGGTCTTGGTTGCCGCCGCCTTCGCCCGGAACCGGATGGCGTAGATATGTCCGGGCGACACATTGATGAACGTCGTCGCGCCCTTGGCCAGCGTGTTGGGCGCGGTGGTGACAAACCCCAGCATGCCCAGCGTTCCGGCCCAGTCCGTGTCGCTGGCGTAGGTGAGCCAGTTGCCGTTGACGTGCGCTTTGAAGTCCAGCGCGAAGTCGGCAAGGTCGTCACCAGCTGCCGCACCGTTGTTCTGCACTTCGACGCAGATGCGGAAATGGTCGTGGTTGAGAACCACCTCGCCCACCGTGACGAGCGCAGCGGCGGTGACGGCGGTGTTCTCCAAGCTGATTTCTTTCATAACTGGTGGCATGTTGTCTTTCTCCTAGCCAGAAAAAAGGGGCATGGAGTTTTTGGCTCCATGCCCCTGAACTGGCATGTCAACGGTGAGGTTCAGGCTCAACGCGGTAGCTAGCCGCTCCGTTGCTATTTACGCAAGTTTCAGCGGCGTTATCACGATGTCGGTGTTCGTCACCTCATCGGAAATAACGCCATTTACCAATAAAAGCCCGTTCCCGGAATTGATAATCCCTGCGGTATCGACCTCATAAATACCGTCGTCTGACGAATCGGTGCAACCCTCCACACGAATCCAATCCCCAACGCTTAGCACGCTGAATGGAGTTGGAGCGTCAGCGTCGGACCCGCTGGCACCGGCACGCCCCGTGCAATAAATGTGACCCTTGCTGTTTGAATTTCCAGCGTCCGTGACAAAGTTGTACAGCTCCTGCTCTTCGTTGCGCTGAATAACAGGAACGAATGTGAAAACCAACGCAGCCAGATCCGTGGAGACTTTGTCGGTGATTTCCTCGATATCGGCAAGGAGGGCATTGATGGCGGTGCCGATGTCAGCTACGTCGTCGCCGTCTTTGTACATCTGGTCGCGCTTCCGGCGGGCGGCATTCAGCAACGAACGCGCAGAGCTAAGCTGCGAGATCAACACCCCCAAGTCAGCGCTGAGTTGTTCGATGGTGCGAAACTCTGCCATCGCTCAATCCGTCCCCTCTCCACCCCTGTCTTCGGGCTTATAGCCCCCAGTGCGGGCTATGTGCTGTTCAAAGGCTATCAGACGCACACGTAATCCGTCAATATGCTGGCGTTGCCCTTCCAGTAAGTTGTGCAAGTCATTGACGGTCTGGCGCAGGCGCATAACCTCGGTCCTGAACCCGGCGCGGTGCGCCTCGCACGTGTCTTTGGCTACGTCCGTTTGGGTGAATGGAGGCAGACCGCCGCTGCCGTTTTTGCCCCCGTATTTTAGGATGACTGCGGTAAGAGACGAGAAAAAGCCCAGTATTGCCAGCCCGATTCCGAGAATCGAGTGGCCCATTTCTTCGGCCATGCATTGAACCTACCTTACTCCTCGATGCGTCACCCACCCGGCTCGATGGGGTCAGCGGCCTGCTGTTGTTTGTATGCCTGCAAGCGCGTGCTGATGTCTGCCAGCGCATTGGTGACGGCGTCAAGCCGCGCCTGAAATTCTGCGTTGTCCATCTCCTGACGCTGGGCCTCAAGCAGCAACTCTTCCCTTCGAAGCTCAAGGCGCTGCTGCTCGATGGTCAGGTACAACCCATACAGGTGCGGGGCAGTGTCCACGACCCGGCCCAGCAGATACTCGAAGGCGACGGGATCGAATTCCTGCCGCTGAATCTCGCGAATCTCCCGGCCTTGGTCGTCGATGTAGGTTCGTTCCACCTCGGTGCTTCGAAGCGTGTCGCATCCCACAAAGAGCACGAGCAAGCCTAACATCGCCCCTCCGGCGATGCAGGCCCACAGCGTGCGCAGCAGGGTACTTTCGATGGCTTGGTGCGTTTCGCGGGTCATCAGGCTGCCTTTCCTTTCGTGAGCCACGGGTTGTGGCTATTGTACCCCTTTACGGTCCTGCGTTTCCCGGAAACCTGCAGCAATGCCTTGCGGTACAGATCAAAGCGCGCGAGGTCGCTGGGCGTGGTCTCGCTGGCATTGACCCATGCTGGCAGGATTTTCACGCTTTTCAGCAGCGCCGCCACCAGCTCGGAGCAAAACAGGTTGTCGAAGTCTTCTTTGACGGGAATCAGGCGGGGTAGCCGCCATGCTTGGCGAAAAACCTGCCAGAAATCGTATCTGCCCCCCCGGAACGACTCAAGGGTCCGCTCCCACTGCGTATGGTTCCGCGACAACAGGGTGTGGTTGTCCACCGACAACGGAGCGATGTAGACCCGGCCTCTATAATCGCGCAGCCGGTCGGAAAGATATGTATTTTGGACGCCGACCACCCACTTCTTTCCGACCCGCTGCG